GGTACTGCCGTTTTAAAAATCTGGCAATATCCTTCTCTATCGTAGAACTCGTCTTTCCAACCCTCAGGGTCAGTGCCACCTTCTGCGAACGCTGAACCAACCACCTGTAAGTCTGCATCAGCACGAAGAATAATCTTCGAACTGTCAGCTGGTGTAATAGCACCTGCATTACTGCCATCTGGCACATAATACACTGCTTTCCACACCAAATCAATCTCAGCATAAGTTGAGTTTGAAACATCCGGTGCTCCAGTAATCTGGAAGTAAGCTACAGCCGCGGTTTCCGATCCGACACCAGCATCACTACCGTTTGCGTCATATTCGCATTCTACGGCAATAATCTGGCTCTCGAGAAGGAACTGCGGGAGCGTAGCTGTTGATACGGTTCTACCGTATTTGTCATACAAACAATCCACTTGGACGTTGCTTTTGGTCGCTACAGCACCGCTGCTAAAAGCTGCGGTTGTTGCTGCTGTTTTGATTTGAGCAGTACGTCTCTGCCATTGATGACGCTGTTCTAAGAACTTAAACACAGGATCGTCAGTTGGCTTTTTGCGGACTTTGGACAAATAGGTAAAGAAGGGGGACTGCTGAGGATTAAGCTCTGCGATCCGCTCCCCGAAATTAAACATTCTCCGGGAGTGATCTACTGAGCTAGACTGCATCGTACCACCAGCACTAATACTATATTGATTAGCCATGGTACATTCCCCTTACCTTGGTATTAAAAAAGACTAAATAATGTTCAGTCTATTTTGGTCTTCAATAATACTATCCATTAGTTTATCTTCTACCGACCGATCAGACACTTGAACATTTTGGCTCGGTAGAACGCCCATTGGACTAGGGACAGACTGTGCTCTTCGAGTTTGCTCAAATGCAGCACTAGGTGCCGCGGGAGCAGAAGGAACATTGGTCTGTACACCTCTATCCATTTGATATAACCTCCACAAATTGTCAGGAGTGAGCGATTCTGGATTGGACATAATCTGTACGAACTCATCAAATTCAGTATCAGAAGCATTATATTTCTGCCTCAGATGTGTTTTCAACTGTCCCATTCTTTGATCATTTTCAGAAGCTTGTTGTCTCAACGCATCGTCCCTTTGGCGAGCACGCTGATATTCTTCGCGATCTGCACTCATCTTCGCACTCTGATATTCAGCTTGCAAAGAATTGTATTCGTCCATATCATCTCTCCAAGATTCAATGTCGTCTAAATAACGAGCACTTTCACTTGAAGAATCAGTATACGCTTCCTCTCGATTATATGTTCGAGGCTTGTCTGGCTTATTTGGGGGAGGTGGAAACTCTTCAACTTGTTCCTCTGGCTGCTGTTGCTGCTGAGGTTGTTGCGTATTAGAAACAAAAGAAGTTAATTGCTGAGTTAAAAGTTCGTTCGTTGCCCGAACTTTTGACAGCTCATTCTCTCTTTTATCTGCTTCGCTTTGCCAGTACTGATACCTAACTTGATCATTATCAGTAGTAACTGGTGTAGTATCCAAGATTGCCCCGCCTGTTTCCAGCACGGTATCGGGTGAGTCTGTTTCAACGACTTCCGATGGTGGTTCTGGGAATCCGAAAGCAGCTTCAACTGTTTCGTCTAACCCCGAACCTGTCATGATGTCGTTTAAGGCTTGGGTATCATCTGCTGGGGTTTCAGGTAAAACCTGAGCCGCATCCACCACATCGCCTTGTACTAGATCATTAGCCATAGTAAACTCCTATGATTTCCTTGCCCCTTGGGACTTCTTTTTAGGGGGTGAAGGTTTTTTAGTTTCAGTCTTGGAAGCCTCTGTGACTTCCCTACTGAGCTGTCCCGTCGCGTCATTAAGGCGTTTCTCAAAGACTGTTCCCGCAGCTTTCGCTTTAGTGGAGGTTGAGTCTAATTGAGCCTTAAATTTTTCTAATTCTGCACGCTGTTTTGCGTGATAAACTTCTCGTTCTCTAGTCTGGAGATCACCCTGTAGGTCTTTAATTGTCTCCTGAGCCTGTTCCAACTGTTGCTGGAGTTGAGTAACCAAATCTGTTCTCTCCAAGACTCCCTGCATATCGAACACTTCTGTTTTCTTTAATACTTCTACCTTATCAATAATACCCTTTTCGTATGAATCCATATACATCTCAAGTTGTGCATATCTATTAGTAGGCAAAGTTGAACCAGATACTACTACTATATCATAATGCCCAACAGTAATATCATTAACAACTCCCACCTCTTTTTGTTTATCATCATAGAGCTTCTTGTTCATTGTGAACTCATTTATAGAATTGTTTGGTTGCACCAATCGTATTACCTTCTCTTCTGTATATAACTGCTGTGCTAAAGGTATAACAACTTGAGCAATTCTTTTCAAACAATTTTCAAGGTCTGCCTGTTTTGACTTTATTTTTCTTTGACCAAACTCATCGAGAGAAACAGTTGCTTTATAAGTATGAGGAGCTGCTTGTGAGTTCCCCATCATCATTTCGTATAAACCTAATTGGTGGTCTATATCACTTTTGGCTTCTTTTTCATTCTGGTATAACTCATTCGGAAGAGGTGTAGGAGCTACTGAAACAGGTGGTCCCTGATCAAAATCTACTTCTATTGCAACTCCGGGTTGAGACCATTTAGTCTCAAATTCCCGCATATCCACAGAACCGGAAGGTATTAGTATCTTCGTATTCGTGCTTGTTGTAGCATGTGCTACTATTAAAGACCTTGTTTTATTAATGTATTCCTGAAGACCCTTAACTAATCTTACATCAGAAACTGGGAAAGGAGTCCTTGTATGGATATTCATTAAGAATACAAGAGGATAGTCCGAAACAGGTAACATACGCTGATAGAGCAACTGATCACCCATAATAACACACACATGAACTCTTACAGTCGGAACTGTAACAGTTTCGATTTTGCCCTCTTCTATCAAATCCTGTACTGTCATTTCTTTGATTTCTGGCAACTGAGGTGCACTTCCTCCCTGCCCCCTAGCCATGCCAATAGCCTGAGCATAAGATTCTTGAACCTGTGTAATTAAATCTTTAGCTATTAATGGATCATCAATGATCTGATTATTTACGACCCATACCTTCTGAGATGTATATCTTTCCATAGATTCTTCATCAATCAGGTCCTCTCTACCACTATAGGATTCATATATCCTATACATATCCACTATTTCTTTATAATATCTTTCGTATCCACGAACATACTCGTCAGTTTTACCCCATCCTACATCTGTCTTGGTACCGTCATCCTCTGGAAAAGAAAGCTCTCCATCATCCTGCCTCATTGTCTTAGGTCTGTCTGTGAGGAATTGATCAGTACTGGCATTCCCTATAGCTTTCTCATACATGGGATATAATGCCTTAGCCTGATCTTTCGTATATAGTCTTGAAATTATTATATTCTCCGCGTCATCACAAAATTTGCTTCTACAATTAGGATCAACATAGACATCTAATGGATCAATGTCTTTAACCTTCACATCCCCCTTACCCATATCACTCATGGGGTCCTGATAAACAAGAACACAACCCATACCTGTTGTGTAATAATCGTCCACAGCCGTTCTCAAGATATCATCCCCATTAGAAATTTGCCATATATACTCAAGTATACCATTCATAACCTGAGCAACCTTATTATCGCTATCTTCTCTAGGAGAAACCCTAAAAGAAGGTTTCTGGGATGTAAGCATTGCCTTCGCTGCTTCTACAGCAGGATGAATCCTATTAACAACTATGGCAGCCTGACCTCTCTCCTCAAGTGTTATCCGCTGTTCTTTAGACCATTGTCTCCCTAACCTAAATTCTTTATCTTCCTGTGCATGCTCTGCCCACACTTCCCTCTTATTAGAATAAGATTTAAAGAGTTCATGGGTCTCTAAGACCTTTTTCTTGCCTGATTTAGCTTTTTTACCGTATGCCATTTAGTATAGATATCCGGGCGAATATACCACTACATTGTCATCCAATCAAGTAATTTCTTTCCCAAACCGTCATCTGTCTGTTTTTCTATCTTTTTCTTCCTACAAGGGGTTGCTCCCTCTAGAGCAATCCATATAGCATCCAATATATCATCGTTCCTCCCCTTAGGATAAGATAGAAACTCTTGTTGTGCCGTTAAGTCTTGAGGTCTAAAGAAGAACTCCCCTTTTGCTAGCATAGGAACAAGACTGATCAATCTTTCTGACTTCCTAGTTCTAGGCTTAACACCCTTCTCAAGACCGGGGATATATAGGTTCTCTTTCAGCATTATAGCTCTTGTACTAGCTCTTAACGCTTCCTGATACGCAGTTGTTTCCACTTTCATCCTTTTTGGGCGATACTTCTTGTAATATTCAATAATTTTACCCGGCTGCTCCGCAGGAGAGATACGCTCCCTGAATAAATCCACGATATACTTATTATTGTCATTGTCAATACCAATGACAGAAATAACAAAAAAGTCTGCACGAGGATTAAGACTACTAGCAGGATCAATCCCACAATAAATTTCAATAGGTTTAACATGCTCTGTACTTCCTCGTTTCTTTACTAGGCAATTCTGACCTTCGATCCTCTTAAAATCATAATGATGCAATTTTACATATTCAGGCTTAAAAGGAGCATTATCAGGAGATTGAGCAATATTCATATACTCCTGATAAAATCCATTCAGGTTACCTACACTCTCAAATTCTTCCTTTATCTGCAGAATCCGCTCCCTAGGAAACCTTGCATTCCATATAGGCTTCTCATCGTCATCCCATATTGAATACCACAGAGTTTTCCATGCAGAAGACTCTTTTGCCCAGCAAATAAAGCAATCCTCACTAATAACCGTCCCAATCATGATAATTCTTCCATCATCGGCAAGAGAAGGGATAACAGCCTCCGTCATCCACTTTCTATTCTTACTCCTAGCTTCAGGAGTGGCAGCATTCAGTTCTGACTCGAAATCATCCACTATAATCAAGTTTGGACGGGTATCACCCTGAATAAAGCCACGGACACGCTGCCCAGTACCCACAGCTACCATTCTTGTCCCATTCTTTAGCACGATATCGGTTCCGGTCCATTTAGCAGCCGTATCACTACCTCTAGCCCCATATAGGGTCCTATATATCTCAGAATGGTCTAGA